GTTGATAACATACCAAGTGAATCTAATGCAAGAAACAATGGTCTACGAATAGATGTATCTTGTTCTATATACTTATCTAAAACTTTTAATGATTGAGTTCTAAATTCTTGTACTGTTGTTACTGGTAATATTACCATTCTATCAGCATCTATACCTCTATCAATAACCATTTGTTTTGTAATTGCACTTTCTGATTCAAAATATATGACACCACCATCTGGATGCTTATCAAGAAAATGTTTACACATTCCCATAAGAAAAAATGTTTTACCAGTTGCACTTTCACCAGCAACTGCTGTAATTTTATTGGCAGGTAAACCACCATATAGTGAACCCGACAACAATGCATTAAATGCATACGAACCAGTATCTATAAATGTATCAACATCACCAGCTTCAACACCATCAGATACTAAAGATGCATATTCGTTACCTGTTGTTTTGATAACTTCTTTTAAAAAATCTGTCATACTATCTCCTATTTTATTGCCAATGCACCAACGAATAAATGATTACTCCAGAAACATTGTACATCTTGAAACCCTGCATTAAGTATCATAGTTTTAATTTCTTTCCAAGTATTTGGTTTTAACATATGTCTTAATGTTCTCTCTTTATCCATAATATCTTTGGCTTCAAAATGTTTTCTTTTATAATCATAATAATTAAATGTCATCATTTCTTGTAATTTTGCATTTGTACAAATAAGTTTTTCTGCAAATAAAAAACCACCACCAACATTTAAACCATTATAAATTTTTTTTATTATATTTTCTCTATCTTTCATTGACATAAATTGTAAAGTAAATATCGATGTAACAAGCGAACAGTTTTTAAAATCATAATATTTTACATCATCTTTTATGAAATTAACTTTTGTATTTGGAAACATCTTATTAAGTTCTTTTTCTCTATTGTCTAATGATTTAGAAAAACCTTCTGCCAATTCAACACCCTCATATACTGCATCATCTATATTAGCATCTATGTGAGCACTTATCATTCTTTTAGTAACTTTACCTGTTGAACAACCAACATCTACTACTTTAGTATCTGGTTCAGCAAAATACTTTGATAAGTTCACAATGTCTTCTAACAGATTAGAATACCCACGAATAGAATGTTCTATGTGTTCATCAAAACCTTCTTCTCTATGTGCAAAAGTAAAATCGTATTTAGTCATTCATTATATCCTTATATGGTTTTAATACTTTTTCATATACCGACTCTGAAAGAGCCTTCATCATAAGAGGTGGTACCATTCTACCTATTCTCTCTGATTGTTTCTTATGTTCACCAGTTAGTTTAAAATCTTCTGGTAATGACATAATTCTTTTTAATTCTTTAATAGTAAACTTTCTATTTTCTGTTGGGTGACACACACCAGCGACACCAGCAAGATTACCCATTGCAGTAATCGTAGGACAAGGTTTCTTATAACTTGTTCTTTTTAAATTAAAGTGATGGCCTTTTTCATGATAATCCATACCTGTCAAAACTTTATCAGGATTGAGTGGCATCTTATGTAATGTAATACCAACTTTCTTTGGTGGTGTCAAAGCATCTAAAAGATATTTTAATTCTTCTTCATCTTCATTTTTTATATCTTGAATAGCTTCACCTAATGTAGTTTGATGATTATTATGTGTAGGAAACAAATGACTCATAGTCATAAAGTTTATACCTACTTTGTCTGCAACATCTTCTCTAACACCTATAAAGAATGTTCTTTCTCTAGATTGAGGTACACCATAGAATGATGCATTTAAAACATCTGCAGTAACTAGATAACCTATTTCTTCAAAAGTATTTTGTATCTTATTAAAATAAAGTTTGGCCTCACCCATAGTCAAACCTTTTACATTTTCACCTATAATAACTCTTGGTTTAATTACATTTGCAACTCTTAAAAACTCAAAAAATAAATCTTCTACATTTGATACACCTTTAATATCTGAATATTGTTTTGTCTTACCAAATGCATCTGCATGTGTATTACCTGACTTATGTGACATTGAACCAGCAACACTAAATGCAGAACATGGTGGTGAACCATCAAGTAAATCTAATTCACCAACTTTTAAATTTACTTCTTTTAATATATCATCACCTGTAAGATTTTTTATATCATCAGGTAATATCTTTGTATTAGGATAATTTTCTCTATAAGTTTTTCTAGCTTCTTCTACAAATTCATTAATAAGTAATATCTTACCACCAGCCAAACGATAACCAGTAGAAGAACCACCACCACCAGCAAATGTAGAAACTACATTAAACTTTTCTTGTTTCTCACCATCATAAACATCTTGTAGTAAATATCTTTTATAATTCATTAAATGGTCTCAATACTTTCTCGTAAAGTGAATTTGCAAGTGCAGCCATCATTTTAGGTGCTACCATACGACCTATTCTTTCTGCACTTTGGTCAAATCTTTTTGCTACTGTTTCTCTATCTGATTTCATAACAAAGTCTTCAGGTAGTGACATAATTCTTTTTAATTCTGGTACAGTAAACTTTCTGTTTTTCATTGGGTGAAACACACCAGATACTACTGTTTGTTGTCCTCTTTGTGTTAATGTTGGACATGGTAAATCTTGACAAGGCCTAATCATATTAAACATTGACCTTTTAGGATTAATATCAATAAATCTTTCGTCTGATGGTTTTAAATGTTTAGGTGGGTCAAACTCTAATAGTTCTATCCACTTCTTTTGAAAGCCACCTTGAACATAATCTAACAACATTTGTTCCTCTTCTTTATCGTTTTCAATACCTTCAAGTGCATGTCTTAATGTAACCATTTCTTTATTCTCTTCTGGAAATACATTATTAAGTGTCATAAAATTTAAACCAACAGCTTCGCAAACATCTTCTCTAACACAAACAAACATAGTTCGTTCTCTCGCTTGTGGTACACCATAATGTGCTGCATTCATAACTTTATAAGTTACATCATAACCTATATTTTGAAATGCATTAATAAATTCGTTTAACTTCTTCTTGGCTTCACCTGCAGTAATACCTTTAACATTTTCTGCAACGATAATCTTTGGTTGTATCTCTTTTGCAATTCTAACATATTCTAAAAATAAATCTTCTATATTTTCTACTTTCTTACCATCTGAATATACTTTTTCCTGGTCCCAACCTTTATCTCTTTTACCTGAAATACTAAATGCAGAACATGGTGGTGAACCATCTAATATATCTAATTCAGTAGGTATAATATCTGCAGCATCTAAAAAATCAAAACCTGTAAGTGATTTAATATCTTGTGGTAATATTTGAGTATCAGAATAATTATCACTATATGTTTGTCTTGCAGCTTCTACAAACTCATTTACAAGTAATACTTTACCACCTGCAAGTTTATAACCAGTAGAAGAACCACCACCACCAGCGAATGTAGATATTACTGTAAACTTTTCTTGTTTAGATGCTTCAATAACATCTTTTAAATAATACTTCTTATACAAAAAAATTCTCCAATGAAGTGTCACCATTGTAACATACTTTCCAGTCTTTGTAAACCTCTAACATGCGATTTCTTTTATTAAAGTTTATTTTATTATTATTTAGCAGACTTTCAAATAGTGTTGCGATACCACTATCAAGCTGTAAGTTTAAATGATTTTTTACTTTACCAACTTTATCAAAGTATGATTTAAAAGCATTTCTAATATTATGTTTCTGAAAAGGTCTATTTAATTCATACCAATTATATTTGTAAAAGTATTTCTTAACTGCTTTATCTAAATATGGTGTAACAAAAACTTTATTATGTTTCTGTGCTAACTTCTTATGTTGTAAATAACCAGCACGATTTTCTCTTTTAAAATAATCATTTCTAAACTCATCGAATAAACTTTTAGGTTCTTTATAATGCATACAAGCTTTTTTACTTACACCATAATATCCATCTGCAGCCCAACCAGACAAAACATATTTCTCTTTAATCCACTCATAAACATATAAGAAAGGATATACACATTCGAAATGTGTTTTCTTTTGACACCCATGTTTTACTAATCTATGAAAATCTTTTTCTAAATTTTTAGTAGGTATATTTACACCTACAAAATCCCAATTCATAATTTTACAGATTTCTTCTGCCTTGGCATAATCATAAGATGGTTTGTTATCAAGTTGAAAACTATAACATCTTAATCTTTTAAAAGCAAGATGTGCAGCAAAGGCAACTGAAATAGAATCTACACCACCAGATAAAAGTATTGCCACATCATGCTCTGGTGCCTTTTGTTCTATGTGTTCAATGAGTAGTTTACCTATCAAAAGAAATCCTCTAAAGTTCCTTGAGTACCATAAGTTCTATCCACAGACCATCTTATCGTATTTAAAATTAATGTCAAGGGTTCAACAAAAACTTTTTCAAACTGTGTTTCATAATCTACAAAACTGTGTATATTAAACTCTTTAGGTAATTTAGTCATAAATGTAATTACATTTGAAGTAAAAGGGTTTGGTTGTTTAAGATAAACAAACTTAATCTTATCACCTTCTTGTATCAAAGGATATTTGTTTATTAGTTTGTTTTGTTTTACTTTATGATTGTAAATCAAAGCACCTTTAACATGCATAGGTGTACTTTTCTTAAATGTAGTACCACTATCAAAATACTTTGACAAACCTTTTACTGACCTAGGAAAAGATATAAGTTCTGGATTAACATTTAAAAACTCTTCTCTAAAAGTTCTAATAAATTGATTTAATTCTTTTTCGTCACTTGTCATTATAAGTTCTAATGCATCTTTAATCTTTGCTCTACACATCGCAGGTGTTGAAGACTTAACTGCTTCAATACCCATAATCTTTAATTTAGATTCGTTATACGAAATACCTTCACTATTCCAGACATTTAGAATATATCTTTTCTTTGCAACCCAAATACCT